ACAATGGCCGGAAGCCGACGCGATCATTGCCAAGCTCGATCAGGCGATTGCCGCGCAGCAAACGCGCGAGCGCGCGCCGCTGTTGGCACGCAGCGCGAAGGTCGTCGCGGCGCACGAAAAAGTCATGGCTCGGTTCAACTATATCAAGGGCGACAAAGAGCGAGCCAAACTGGTTGCCTGTCTAAAGACCGGGAGCCTGTCGGAAATCGAAAACTACGTGCGCGGCGAGATTGACGCCGATGCAGTACAGGACGTGGCCAGCGCGAAGGAATGTCTAAAGCGGGCCGAGACGGCAATCTTGACTCTGGCAAAGATTGTCGCGGCGTCGGTTGATCCCGATCAGTTTGACTTCGACGCATGACGCTCAACGACTACATCGTCACGACCGATTGCGTGCTCGATCCGCAAGCGCGGGCCGAGGTTAATAGCATCGTAGCGACGCTGCCGTGGTTTCCTACGGAGACGCACAATAAAGAAGGCAACTATCGTACTTGCATGATGTTTCCGGTCACGCTGGCGACGCGAGGCGTCGGCACCTTGAGCCTCACACATCGGCTCGCTGCACAGCGTCTCGACGAACTCTTTTTCGCGGCGGTAGGCGCAGCGGGAAAGTTCTATAAAGAACGCTTCAAATGGATGAAGCCGTTGGACGATACAGGATACGAAATCCTGCGCTACGAAATCGGGCAATTCTACAAAGTTCACACCGATCACTTCGAAAAAGCTCCGCGCTCTATCGCCATGTCGCTTGCGCTCAATGACGACTACGAAGGCGGGGAATTTGCGTTCTTTGAGAATGGCCACTTGCTCCGCGCCGCCGCCGGTCACGCGATCATGTTCCCCTCAAACTTCATGTACCCGCACGAAATCAAACCGGTCACGCGCGGGACGCGGCTCAGCATGATTACATGGTTTGTGTGACGTGAGCGGCAATCCAGCATTCCAAGGAAATACTTTCCAGAATAACGGGTTTCAGGCTGGCGCAATCGTCGTTGCGGCAAACTATGCTGTCGGCTCGCCGTCGTTGTCGAAGCCGCCGCTCGGTTCGGCAAGAGCGTATTCGCTCGGCTCACCAATCTTCGGCACGCCAGCGCTTTCGACGGCGGCGGCAATCGAGCAATTGCACGCCGCTTCATATTCGGTTGGCTCGCCAGTTTTCGACGTTCCGCCCTTTGCCTATCGTCTCAATCTAAGCGCGCGTCCGTTCGCTGTCGGCTCGCCAAGCTTTACGCAAGCAACGGTCGTCCAGAGCCAACGCTTGTTCGCCAACGCGATGAGCGTTTCGTCGCCGTCGTTCGACAGGCCGATGTTGGAGAGAAATTTTCAACTCCAACCGCTCGCATTTTCGATCAGCGGAATCGACGTTACAGGTCCGGTGCCGATTCTCATCGGCTTTCCGTTCGTGGGACTCGCCTACTCGCTCGATCATCCGCGCTTCGGCTTTCCGCGCCTGACGGTGCATGAAGTCTACACGCCATGGCAGCGCTCGTATTATTCGCAGTCGCAGGAAGCGGCCAAAATGCTTGGCAACTTCCTCAACTATATCTTAATGAGCTTGCCGCCAGCGCAGACGGCAGCGCGCGATAATTGCCGCCGTCTTGTGACGACGCTGCGCGACAATGCCGCTGCCGCCATTCGTGGCGAAACGCTCGGCACGGACCTACAGAATATATTCATTGCCGCCGACAGGGCTGGCTGCACGTTCGGCGGAATCGAACAAGCGCGGCTGTATTTGATGACGCAATCCGCGAGCACGTCGCTACTCTCCCAAGCGGTGATGCAAAACGCGCTGGTCATGACGCTTGCGGAAGAGTGTATGATCGTCGGGCGCATGACGTTCGTCACGCAAACCGAAGTGCAGAACATGATTCTGCACATGCGCGATGCCTTCGAGGCTGCGCGCACGCTCGGCCTCGAAGACTTGGACATCACGTACTACCAGAATATCAACGCGCTCTCCGGGCAGACGATCACGCATCTGGCGACCGTCGAGCTACAACTACCGCGCTTCATGGCTTACACCGTGGGCGCGCCGATGCCGTCGCTTTATCTTGCACAGCGCATCTATGCCGATCCGACGCGCGCGGATGAGATTTCCGACGAGAATGGTGTGATCCATCCCGCGTTCTGTCCACGGCACTTGCGCGTGCTCTCGCTGCCGCCGGTAGGGCTAAGCTTCTAAGGGGTAATCAATGGCAGACGTTCGAATCGTATCGAGCGCATCGCTGCGCGAGACGGTTGCCGACTGGCTATTGCTCAGAACGGGCAATCTAGACCAGCGGCAAGAATTGGCAAATTACGTTAAGGTCGCGTTGATGACCGACGCGTTGTCCGACGTTGCCGAGATTCGTCCCGATCCCGACAGCGATGACCGGCGCGGATGGTGGGGCGACATGGACGCGGGAATCATCTGGCGCGGCTGGCCCATAGGCACGAAAAACTGGTTGCTTGAACGGGCTAAAATCTCTGACGGCTATTCGTGGGAAGGTGACACCGTTGTGCGTGCGGAAACGTACACGCGCAATGCCGTGCAACCGCTTGTCAATATGAAAATGTGCAGCGCGGTAGAAGTGCAAGCCGAGCGCGTTGGGCGAGAGCGCATCGACGTGCGGGTCGTATTCTGGCGCGGGCCGCTCGCTGAAATCGAGCTTGTCTTTCAAGATATTTGGGCGGCGATCCCGACAGAGCCGATGTTTTCCCCGTATCAATGGCGGCCCTAATGCCTTGGCAGACTCCCACGTTGCGGCAAGTGCGCGAGATGGTGCGCAACGACATCACGACTGCGCTTGCGGGCGCGGCGGTTGTCGGCAACACCGTGCTCCGCGTCATGGCCGACGCACAAGCGGGCCTCGCACGACTCATCTTGAAGTATCTCGACTGGATAGCGACGCAGATGCTTCCAGACACCGCTACGGATGAGTGGCTTCAACGGCACGGCCAAATCTGGCTGCAAAATCTCGACGGCACCATAGGCCGCAAAGGCGCAATGCTGGCCACGGGCACGGTTGCCTTTACCGGCAATCCGGGTGTTCTCATCCCCGAAGGATTCGGACTCGTTGCCCCGAGCGGCGACACCTACGAGACGATTGAATTCCTGACGCTGCCTGACTTCGCCAACCAGCCCGCCGAAGTCGCGGTCAAGGCGCTTAATGCTGGCGCGAGTGGCAACCAACTCTCTGGCACATTGCTTGCGCCGACGACGCCATTGTACGGAGTCAGTAGCGATGTGATCGTGATCGATCTTCGCGGCGGCCTCGAAACCGAAACCGACGAACAACTTCGCCAGAGAATTTTGACGCGAATCAGAGAGCCACCTATGGGCGGCGACGCCGATGATTATTCCGCGTGGTGTATGTCTATACCATCAGTGACCCGCTGTTTCGTGGCCGCGAGGGAATTAGGAATGGGCACTGTCACGGTTCGTTTCATGGTCGATGCGTTGCGCGCCGACACGGGCGGCTTCCCGACCATGGACGACATCAACGTGGTTTACGGTTATTTGGACAAGGTGCGGCCCGTGGCAATTCGCGATTTCTATGTCGTAAGTCCGGTGCCCGAGCCCATAGATTTTCATCTTGCGCTGACCAATGACTCAATGGAGCTTCGTGGTCAGGTCGAACAATCGGTCGCGGCGATGATTACCGAGCGCGCGAAGTGCGCGCACACCGTCAACGGCCAGCTTATGCCCGGCACCACGATCATGTCGGCGTGGGTCGCGGAAGCCGTCAACCGCGTCACGCAGGATTTTGATTTGCAGATGGACGATCACCCGATGCCGCACAACGGAAGTCTCGCGGTGCTCGGCACCATTTCGTATCCGGTGCCATGACCAGCAAGAGCGTCGCCACACCTTTCGTCGATACCGATCATTTGCCGCCGTTCGATCCGGTTGTGCCGAGCCCGCCGGTCATTCCGACGCAATTGCCGTCGCCAAATCTAGCGCCCGGCCCTCCGCTTCCACATGACCGGCATATCCGGCGCGGGCAGGACGAATATTGGTGGGCGCTCTCGGCATTGCTGCCGCAGGGCATCGCTTGGCCGCGTGAGTCTGACACGGTGCTGCAAAAAGTCGTGCGCGGGCTCGCTGGCATCTTGGGCTATTGCGACTGGCGCGCGGCGGACCTGTTAGAGCGCGAGAGCGATCCGCGTCAGACCGTTGAAATGCTCGATTCGTGGGAGCGCGCGTGGGGCCTTCCCGATCCGTGCTGGTATCCGCACAAGTGGAGCATTGCCGAGCGGCAGATGCTTCTAGTGCAGCGGATGACGATTCTCGGCGCGCAGAGCCGAGAGTTTTTTTCGAACGTGGCCGTGCAGCTTGGCTATACGATCTTGGGCATCCGCGAGTATCGCCCGTTCATGGTCGGCCTTGATCG